TGGCCCCTTTGTGAACACGACAATTGAGGCTAACCCCTTCAAGCGTGGTCTAGATGCGTAAATTCAAACTCACTAATTAATAATGTGGCCAGCAGCTTTAGTAGGTGCCGGCGTTGCACTTGCACTTATAACCGGACATGGTCCTAAAAACTTAGTTCAACTTCGAAGCATGACAGATGGAAACACATATCATGTTCAGAATTTACCTGATAAACAAGATGCCTGTGAATTAATGGCTAAAATAAGATCAAACTTAGATTCATTAATTGAACACTATAAAGAAGACCCATCTTCACTAGCAGATCCTCGTGTGAAGGTATTAGTAAGCCGATTTAATCCAAACAATATGGTTGAAAATGATTTGGATGCAGATAGTACTTCATATTCTGAAAATAAAGGTGAGAAGATTGTTATTTGCTTACGTGATAAAACAAGTAGAAAGTTGATTGATGAGAACACAATCATGTTCGTAATTTTGCATGAAATGGCTCATTTAATGACTACAACAGTCGGTCATACTCCAGAGTTCTGGGCTAACTTTCGTCGAATTTTACATGATGGCGTTCAGGTAGGAATTTATAAAGCGGTCAATTATTCTAAAACACCTACATTATATTGCGGTATGACTATCACAGATTCTCCAATCTAATAAATAAGATGTTACAACGTCGAGTTGTAAAATTTGACACAAAAGAACGATTTAATATTTCATTGTTTGAAGACGACATGATTGAAACAGTTCGTCAGCAAATAGGTATTGCAGTTGATATACATCCAAATCGTTTACTAATTCTTGTAGGTGTGAAGTTACCTAAAGATTACTATACAAAAGATCCTCGTCGTTGGGAAGCATTATTTGACAGATTGTCATTCAATGGTCAACCCATCCAAAAAGAACAATTTCAGGAGTATCAAAAGCAATATAGATATCCTGCTTTGTCCATCCCGTATGAAATGTATGATCGTAATGATTGGATGAATATTCCAGAATCATTATCAAAATTGTATTTGCCTAGTGAAGATTTTGTTGATTACAGAATTTTAGGTGTTGAGGAATCAAAATCATACATATTACCATTTGTTGTCAAAGATCAGTTTTCATCAAAGATTCCATCAACTGCTCTTCCAATTGCAGACTTAAAAAACTTATTATATACATTCTATGATCCTAAAACAATTGCAGATTTTATTGTTCGTCCATTTTCTCAACAAGATGAAACAGTTACACGTGCATACTATCCATTCTTACAGCAAAATACACCTCCCAGACTTTCCGAAGATGTAATCAACTTACTTGCAAAGAATAGCAAACTATTGAATGATTTATTAAAGTTGAAAGTAGTTGATGAAGAATCGGTTTCAATTAAACGTAGTCGGTATATTGTTTCATTTGTATCAACTGATTTTGGATCTGCATTGCGTACACGATTTGAACAGATGTTTTATGGATTAACTGTTTCTCCCGAAGTTCCATATGTTCAATTTTTTACCTCAAAAAGTGAAACAAATCGGCATAAATTTTATACTGAAGATATCAAAAATAAATTACCAATTATTGATACGTCAATTTTGAAATCATGGTTAAACGCTACCAAACCTCAGCGCAATCGTCCAACACTTTTGCTATATCGTGGAACATCAAAGGAAAATTTTGATAGAATTTCAGTTACATCTTCAGATATCATTTTGTCAACGTATCGTGATCGCAAAAATAAACAAACTGCTGAAGAGTTGAAAAAAGAGTTATATAATTGGTTACTTACGTTCGATTCTATTTTAGGGTTTGTAGACCGAGAAGACATTGAACTTCATCGTTGGGTGCTTGATGATATGTCAATTTCAATAAAATACAAAAAGTCAATTGAAGATGATTTGGATTTAAGACGTTTTAATTGTGTTTCTTCAATTTTTAGTATACTTGATAAAAAAGACACATTCCGATTATTACGAACAGATCACACTGCAGATGGTATCAGTGCTGTTGAAATAAAACTTTTACAGATGAGATCACAGCAAGGTTTTTTGAGTATTCAAGATGTTCAAACTGAATTAGATCTCTCTACCGAACAGGCTACTCAACTTCTTCGTCAAGTTGAAGATAAGTTACAAGAGAATCCTTCATTAGCAACTCGCGCATTTCGTGGATATCCAGCACTTCATATTGAACCAGACTTCATAATGTTTTCATCAGTAGCTAATCTTGATTTAGCAATCAAATACGCAAATATACTTCGGTTTGTACTAACTACTTCCAAGTCAGATGAACTTGACGCAATCTGTCCTAAACGAATGGAAACTGTAGAAGTTAAATCACTAGTTGAACCAATATTTGAAACAAATGGCACATCAGAATATGATGATCTATTTGCTGATTTGGAAGAAGAGTTGGTTGAAGAAAAACAAGAAACTGAAACAGTAAAGACAACAACTGTATCAGTTCAAAGAAAACAGGACACACTTTACAGTTACTTTAATAATCGTCTTCGCGAATTTGATCCTCAAACATTTAATTCAACTAACTATCCTAAAAAATGTGAACAAAAGCACCAACCGATTATTTTGACAGATGATGATTTTGAGCGTATTAAAGATACACCTTATGATCCTACAACATATTTGGATGACACACAAATACTACATGTAAAACAACCTGATGGAAGCGTAATATGTCCAGAATATTGGTGCATGAAAGATAATATACCATTGCAAGAATCACAACTAATTAAAGAAGATGGTATTCTAAAGTGTCCCAAATGCAAAGGAAAGCTTCGTGAAACAAATGATACAGATATACGAGAGTTTACCATCATCAAACGTGAAAAGGGATTTTTATTTCCAGGTCTCACAAAGACAGGAAATTTTCCGTGTTGTTTCAAAAAGACACAAACAAAGAAGAAGCTTGTAGCAGATGATAAGGAAGATGATAAATATTATGTACTTGGCGAAACAAAATTAGCTTTAAAGGAATATCGTTTTGCATTTTTACCAATTGACTTGATCAAATCGCTAAGCATTGATGAAAATTACGATCTTATTGTACGATCTGGAAGACGCATTCCTTCTGGAGTATCTGGTTATTTTCGTGTCGGAATTGGACATGCAATTGATACCTTGCCTCAGCTTTTAAGTTTGAGAACACGTAATATAAAAATAAAGGCACCTATTGAATCAATTTCAACTGTACTTAAATGTTCATTTCTTGCAACTTGGAAGCGTGTTTCTGATACACATGTTGAGCAAATTTCAAATATATTAGCAGGTATTTCACCGTTTGAAAAAGATGATCTACTGCGAAAAAATATTTCAAAAATTATTTCTGGAATTCAAGATGCTTATGAGAAAAAAGAATTATCTCCGATTCATGAACTTGAATATGCTACATTGAGTATGCAATGTGATGTATTTCGCATCTACACAGATACGAATACAATGGGATGTATGTTTTCATCTTTTATGAATCGTCCCAAAAATCGTGCCATTATTGTTCTTCAAAATCAAGAGAATATTGATATTCTTTCTATGGTACATGTGGCAAATCGTAATTTTATTTACAAGTCAAATATTTATGATGTTCCATTTAACAAAAAAACACAAACAGAAGTTGAAAGATTACGAAACTTATCGTGTAGAACCGAAATCCCATCATACAATGATGCATTAAGCGCAATGCCTGATATAATGGCTGCTATTGATTCTGATTCATATTCAGTTATCTTAGATCCGTTTGGGAGAGGTCAGGCTTTCTATGTGGAATCAAAGTTAGTGTTACCTTTCAAGCCTACACCTCTTCCGGATATTGGACAGCCAAAAATAGGAGGATACAAGGATGTGCTAAATCTTCCAACATACGATGAGGTACGTAAGTATCTGTTACTAGCAGAAGGTTATTCAAAGGGATACAGTTGGCGTGAAGATGTATTTGATAGTTTTGATCGTAAGGTTGAAATTGTCACACAATCCGGATTACCTATACCAATCCAACCAGTAGCATCGGAAACTGGTGATAACACAGAAGTTACAAATACAGTTCGCAAGTATGGGGAAAGTGATTTAGTATTTGGAGAACCATCGGATCAACTAAAAACAGTTTATCGTGAAATAAATTATTCATCTGAAGTTTTTGAGTTTTTACTTTTTCAACTTGCAAGAGATTTATCAACAGATGATTATTATCAACTTCGTGATGCATTGGAATTTTCAAATAAAAAGTTAACGTCTACTTTGCTTGAAAAATGGTTTACTAAAACGACAATGTTTGTAGATATTGAAAACCCCTCAGATTTTATTACCAAAATACGAGAACCATGTGGTCAGTTTACTAAAAATTCTTGCAAAGGAAACTTATGCGGATGGGATGGCAAAGTATGCAAAATGAAGATTAAAGATACAATTAAAAAAGATGAGCTATTTCATCGCTTATTAACAGTTCTTACAACCAACCTAAAAATTCGAGCAGCTGTGCTCGATAATCGGATTACTCCTTTTTTTAGTACTATTTTATATCTCGAATTACCTCATGAACTTATCATGACGGATAACGAATTAAATATCATCGACGTTTAGTTCTTCAGCGATTTCTTCGAATAGATGATCTTGTTCATCTATATTTCCTGAGATAAACGGATGAATTTTCATATTCTTCTTCATTGTTTCCAAACTAGCATTATCAACTAGTCCAACTACTTCAAAGATTTTTAGTCCAGTATCAGCTACTAGAACATTTGATCCAGTTTCAATCCAGAAATATCTTTTATTTTTGCCTTGAAATTTTCCAGGAATAGACGCTTGAGACACATTAATAATAGGAGTTCCTTCCTTGTTATGTCTTTGATAATTTACTTCTACGCGACTGTTACCTAACATCTTGACAATCTTGCCAAGATAAATGTCATGTACTTCACCATTCTTTTGGAGTTCATACATGTAATCATTAATAAATGTTTCATGGTTAGTGCGTGATGCAGACTGACCCTTATTTTTGTTACCTGAGTTCTTTTGAGGGACCGACATTTTAACTTTGTACACCACAAGTAAAAATTATTTTTAATCCGTTTTACTTATTATTAGTTAGAACATCTATCTGCACTCTCTGCAACAACAGTCTCCGTGATCCGAATCAGGATCTTTGCAATTTTCGCATTTGCAATCAGGTGGACACTCATCATCATCTCCACAATAGTACCACGTCATTTTGTATAACTTTCCATATAGATGAAAGATCGATAGTGGTGGAAGGGTTACCTTCTGTTCACAGAAGAAATCAACAAGTCCGTCGCCTTCATCTCCACCAAATCCAGACTGCCAGTGGTAGCTTGAATGACTTCGTTTTGGCATATGCTTGCACAGTACACGTGAAATCTGTTCATCAACAATCTCCCACGTTTCAAAGTTCATATCTTTACCGGTATACTCATTCCCATCTGGGTTCTTTAGAGCAAGGAAATAGTCTGATACACTATACTCGTGCAACTTATTTCCATTTATATCAGTTATATGTGCGCGGAACACTCCGCAATAACCAGCTGGCGTTTCGCCACTGTATTCCGTTCCATCTGAACGCTTTCCAGAAAATTTACGACTCGCAATGTAGCTACCGTAAGAAGCCATTTTTGCATTTGATAGTGCAAAAATTAAACTTTTTATAATTCGTTTTTACTTATAATTTGCTGCACACCCATAGTAATCACAGCTCATCGTACAACACGCTTCAAGGTGACCTTTCCATTCACCAAATTCTTTGCTCTCCTTGTTGTAGATAAATTCATACGTTTGAGAATTATCTGTATAAATCAGAAACACGAGTCCTTCAGCGCGCAGATAACCGCTTGAGTTATCTCCAAGATGTAACTTGGACCGTTGAAAGTTTGAAATGCAAAACCGAGTTTCAACAAACTCCTTTGCGTCAGGAACTTCTTCCATTTTGTTTAATTTTGACAAAATACAATTAAATAGTATTCGTTTTACAATTTAGATAACCATTTGGCTTTCTAAATTATAAATTTACTCCCCCACCACCTATTTTGAATAAATAGGAACTTTTACACGATCACCACTAACTTTAATGAAGTTAGAACAATTACGCAGTAACAGCCGGCTTGATAAAGTGAACCTTGAGGAAGCTCTGGAGATTGAGGTACGTAACTTCCTGTCCATCCTTGACACGGAGGAGCTTGCCGAGCTTGGCATCAGGTAGGATGCGACGCTTGAAAGAGGGATCAAAGCAGCTGTGCGTCTTGACGTAGGTCGCAACAAACTTCGTCACATCCGTCTGGCTCTTCTGGCTCTTGGAAGGAAGGCCCATGAACGTCGCAAGCTCATCCGTGATCGGGCGTAGCTTGAGGAAGGCATTGTTGGCGCGGCGAGACTCGTACGTCTTGCGCTCCTCGGGGGTCATGTCCTCCGGGTTCTTACGGTGACGCTTCTTCTTGTCGCGGAGCTCACGCTTGAGCGCCTTGGAAGCCTCAAGAGCAGACTTCGTCGCATCGCGAATACGAGTCGTTAGCTCACTGCTGATCGCCTTAAGAGTCTCCTGAAGAGAGTTTAGGATCGCATCCGCCGAGCGAGTCTCAACAGGCTCAACAGCGGCAGCCGCATCAGACGCCACTACAGGCGTTACAACGGGTACAGTGACCTCAGTCTTAGCGGCCGCCTTGCTACGGGGGGCCTTTGCGGCAACAGCCGGTGCAGTTACAGGAGCCGCCACAGCGGGCTCGGTCGTCTTAGCATTCTTAGTGGTCTTTGAGTCCTTAGCCATCTTGTTTGAATTAACTGAAGTAGAAGAAGAAGGCATTTCTAACGCGGTTGGTATGCTTACTTATATCCTGACCTGTTTAAATCACATTCTATGAATTCCGCTCATAATAATGAAACATGGTTGGAATGGATCCTTAGAATCGTACAAAATAAAAAGCAAGACACTAGACAGAACATAAAGGTACTGTCCGTAATCTATATGATGAAATTTCTCCGCAATATTGCATAAATAATTTACAAACTTTCTCCGTTGAGTATTTGCGATTTTTTGCTCATCTGCCCATTCTTGAAATTGTTCAATTAATATCATGACATAAAAACGAACCTTAAGTGGACCAAGAGACATAAATGTATTAGGATTCACATCAAAAAAATCGTAAGCTTGAAGAACATGTGATACGTGCGTAAAACGATGAGTCAATATTTGATCTAATGTTCTAAATGATGGTTCAGTATGTGATATTGAAAGTTTTCTACGAACACGATAGATGTATAACTTATGTAATCGTTTTCTTGTTTCACTACTTATATCTTGACGCGTATAAGGATTCTTTAGTTCAGTTGAATTATCCATACATTGTATCATACTACGAATATCAAACCAATATACTTTGCCATTTTCTTCAAATGCAAAATAATCAAGTGGATAAAGTTTTTCTTTCTCATCAAATGTAAATAATTCTTCTGTATTGCTACAAAGTTCACGTTTCAAAACTCCAGGTCCTGATAAACGTAAAATATTTCGAATAAAATATCCTCTCCAAATTTTTTGAATTAATACTACCTTTGGTTCTGTATTATTTACGTCTGCCCAAAGTTTAGGATTTTTTGATCTACTATGCTTTCCACAGAAACGAAGTCCTGTTAATGCATCGTGTGGACATCGCAGCGTCGATAATATATTCTTGCAACATCCACATTGTGGCATGCTTTCTTATCTTTATCAAAAACGGATTTAAATCGAATACACCTTATATCAAGCACAACAATACAGAATGACAAGCAATATTACTATCGTATCTGCATCTAAGATCAACAAGGATAACCTAACCTTTGTAGTCGGTCAAGCTAAAGCTGGACGTAATCCTCCTATTAATATGAAGTATGATGGACAGAACTTTCAGCTACGTCTACCTGCAAAGATTCAGATTCCTAGTGGCCTTTGGGTTCGCGAAGATCCTCAGAATGGCAGTAAATCTTATACTCTAAGCGTACCTCTAAAAGGTTGCGACCCGTTTGGTCGTGATCGTAATAATGATGGCTCAGAAATGGCTGCACTTTACAACTATCTTCTAGATCTAGAGGATAGTCTTGTACAGCAGGCATTTGAGAACAGCACTAAGTGGTTTGGTAAGAAGCGTTCTATGGAGGCAATCCGCGATAGCTTTGCAAAGATTGTATCAGTTTCATCTGATGTAGTCAATGGAGAGCGTGTACCGAACGGTAAGTATCCTCCCAGTTTCCGTGTAAAGATTCCGGTCTACGACGGCAGTGTAAAGTCTGACATTGTAGATGGAAATGGAAATCCTATGTATGCGACTCCTGAGTCAATTGTATCAATCTTCCCTAAGTCAGTAAGTGCTAGTCTAGTAATTACTGGTAGTGTTTACACTATCACTGGTGGTAGCTTTGGAGTAACGTGGAAGCTTACGTTTGCCCGTGTATATCCTCAGAGTAAGCTAACTGCTAAGGATGTATTCAAAGATGAAGTACCTGATGATGAAGACGATGAGGAGGATGCTCCTACTGAGTCTCAGGCTGCACCTCCTGCTGCGAAGCTAACGGTGGAGATTCCTCCGGTTGATACTTCTCGTCTCCTAGAAGAGGAGGCACCGCAGGAGAAGCCTGTTGCGTCTCGTCGTAAGAAGGCGACTGGAGGTGCAAATATGTAAGCCAAACTTTAGAATCTGAAGGTGGAATATAAATAATAAAATTTGAATCAATAAATAAAACACGATTTGAAATAATATATATTTTTTTCACGGTTGCACATCTGTTCAACTCTGAAATAGATTTTTTGCCACATCGCGTACACTCGTATACATCAGGTTGCTTCTCAAGCATACTTGGAAATATAAGACGAGTACCTGAACTAAGTGATCGGTCTACAAGTGTAGTAAAATCATCTTCTAAACAATCTTGATATGCTTCAGGTGAAAGTACTGACCAAATTGTTTTATCAAGTGAAACCCAATCTTCTTGTAATAAAGTAGAAAACTCATTATCACGAAACCAAAGTGATTCAAATTTTTCCTCGTCATCTTTTTCATGTTCGGATAACCCAACACGGTTTAGATCAGAATCGTATAACCAATAAACGGACAACTTATCTTTTATGTAAAGTGGATCTATAGCGCCTCGGTATACTATTCTACCATTATAATCCCATTCTTCTGCATCTATGTCCTGATCGTGTGATGCAATATCAGGAGATACATTTTTATAGCAAAGTGATGGTCTCAATTTTGAGTACATTTGTTATTGTAAGAGTTAATCAAACTTAACTGTTACACGCATATCATGGTGCTTTAGTGATTTAGTTGCAGAGTTAGAAAGTTCATGACGTTTTTTGAGGGGGTCATCTTTCTTTTTTGTGTCCTGAAGACGGTTCTCCATATCTTTGTGAACTTCATCTTGGTGTTCTTCAAGATAAGATAGAATTTCGTCAGTAATTGCCCATTCAAAAAAGTTAAGCTGACCAACAGTTGTTTCCATTTCATGAAACTTGATACGCTTCCAACGGCAGAATGGGTCAAACATCTTTTTGCTATACGCCTTCAAATGTGACTTGTAGGAAAGATAAACAATAACATGTTTTTGCTCTTTAGTGACATATGTAATATTGAATTTCTTTGCATAATTTGTTACAAACCAATCAATAAGACGAAGTGAAATTTTTGACTTGCCATCCAAAATAGATTTGACTCGGTTGAAATTTTCAGCATTTGTGTAAAACTTTTCTAGACGAAACAGAACCCACTGTTCTTGCGATTGAATTTCCATTCTATTATTAGGTTTCTTTCTCTCCATTAAAACGGATTTAGGCTTATATGTTATATACCAATAAATATAAATGGATGAACATATTGCTTTTCTTCTTGAAAAATACGGTAAAAATGATCAAAGAACTGATGAATGGCATCAAAAACGTGGACAGATGTTAACTGCTTCTGAAATTTATAAAGCATGTGTAGATGCATCACCAGCATCAAAACATGAAATCATTATTTCAAAGCTGAATCCAAAATCAAGTGGTGGTTGTGGAGCTCGTGCTCTGATATGGGGAACACGGTTTGAGCCAATTGCAAAAGATATTTATTGCTATATGTATCCTGGACTTGAAATTCACGATACAACTTGTATTCCTCATCCTGATCATTCGTTTCTAGGTGCGTCACCTGATGGTATTCTTAAGCATTCGGATTCAACTCACGAACTTCATGGAAGACTAATTGAAATTAAGTGTCCTATTAGCCGTGTTTTGGACGATAGCCCAACATCAGTTACTTATATGTGCCAAATGCAGCTTCAAATGGAATGCACTGGTCTTAAAAAGTGTGAGTTTGTTGAAATGAAATTTAAGGAGCTAACATATACTGAGTGGGTAGATTCCAAAGCTCAGTATAAGTCATTCTATGCTGTTATGGCAGATGGTGCTGTAAGTTACAAACATTTTAATGATACAAGAAATATTGAAACGTGGCGTAAAGAAGTACTAAATAACGATGAAGATAGTCGTATGCTATTTTGGGAGCTAACCGAATCTCGTATGAAGACTGTTGATCATGATCCCACATGGATAACTACAAATATTGAAAGTTTTAAACAGGTGTGGGATTCAGTCGTTCAACACCGAGCTGCTGGGACGTTTCCTCGGAATCCGAAGGACGTGTCAACACTGATCCTGTAGGATAATAACGAACTAACCAATCAAGATTTGTTCGTTCCAAATTTTCAGAATAAAATCCATTTGAACCATCGTGAACTCTTAACACATGATTAAAATATTCTTCATACATTAGACCGACTCTTTCTAGAGTAAAGTTATTCATAGCCCAATCGCGACAATCTTTGCGAGAAATATTATCAATATTTTTACATGCCCATATAAACTGCTCCATACTGCGGCAACGGTAACCCGTTACTCCATGTAGGTTATTCTCGGCAAATCCACCCCAATCTGTTGTAATTGTAGGAGTTCCTGAAAAGAGAGCTTCAATAGTTACACCGCCAAACGGCTCATTATAATAAGTAGGTGCAAGTAGAGCCTTTGCATTCTTCATTAGATCTTTACGTTCATGAGGTTCAACATAACCAATAACAGTTACGTGATCAGGAATTGTTCCACCGCAAAGTGCTGCTAGATCACCTTGACCTGCCACATACAGCTTTGCACCAATTCGTCTGGTGATATCAACAGCTAGTTCAATTCCCTTTGATGGAATAATGCGACCAACAAAAAGAAAGTAATCTTTAGGAGTATCACAAAACTCAAAATCTTCAGAATCAAAATAGTTTGGAATTACTGCATCATAAAAGTGTGGCGACTTGTCATATTTTCCATATACAAAGTTCATAATTGAATACGACTCATAAACTGCATATGGTGTACAAACCTGATTTGGGCATCCAATACCTGGTTCTACAGGAATCAGCTTGTCCCGATATGCTTCAAAAATAGGCTGGTGTGCATAACCCCAAAAACAAAGAGCAAAATCATTCTTCTGAACACGCTTACCTACTTCTGCAATAGCACGAATATTAAATGTCTTGTGTGCATGATCAGCAGTATTATGTTGGAAAAAATCTTTTTTCCAGTTGTACGATCCATATGCTTCCTGAAGCACTGCATTGTCAGTTACAGTAATATGCTCGGTACAGATTACATCTGAATCTTCATGACCGTAATGATAAATTGTATGACCGCGTTCTGTCATCATTTTGCAAAACTTTAAAACTTTTTGTGTGAATGCACATGCTGAATAATCTTTTCGCGTAACTGTGTGGGGTAATCCAAAAACATGAAAGCGCATTTTTTGTTTAAACAAGCGGATCATAGCTTTAAATAAAAATGTACTCACGTGATTTTCATAAGTCTATTGAAAACGATGAATACCCTCAAGCCGTTCGTCTAGCAGAATATATTGCCAATAACTTTTCATGTTCTACATTTTTAGACTTTGGTTGTTCAACAGGTCTCTACTTGAAAGAAATAAAAGCACGATTGCCTGCAATTGAATCGGTTGGATACGAATTTGCAGAAGATGCTGTAAAAGCTGCGTTATGTCCAGATGTTGTACATTTTGATTTGACACAACCTTTACAGCGAACAAAAAAGGAAAATACACTAGGTCTCTGTCTAGAGGTACTAGAGCATATTGATGATTCAAATTGGCTACCTGTTCTTACAAATATAACTAATTTGTGCGATAGAATTATATTTTCAGCAGCATTTCCTGGACAAGAAGGAACAGGTCACATTAATTGTCGCTGGAAAATTGATTGGATTCGTCGGTTTCACTCACTTGGGTGGGTTGTTGATCTTGATTCTACACGACATATGATAGCTCATATGAAAACAGGGCTTCATATGGGGTGGTTTGATCTAAACGCAATGGTTCTTGTTAAGTCATAAATGAATTATACATATTTACCCGAAAAGGAGTTTCAACTCCCGGAACAGGTTCGGGCTTAGAAGGTGTCATAACAAAATGATTTGTCTTCTGTTCATACGATGACTGGCGAGTATCCGAGGTAGCTTTTACGTTACCTTGTTCTAAAAACTGCGGTACAAACCCTTCTTTAGATGTGGTAAGAACATATCCAATTACTACAATTGCAGCGAGTAGAGCAACAAAAGCCCAGTCTTTCATTTACTCTAGTATGTGAAAAATGGATTAAGGTTTTTCGTATTCAAGTGATAACAAAGATGGACGCTCCTAAATTCAAAAGCGCAGATGAACGAGCACTCGACACCCTGAAGACGATCTTAACTGCTCGTGGGTTTAAAGGAGAATCATTTGATACTCTTGGAAGCCCGCTCGATGAGACAACTATGTATACATTTGGTGGAGCACTTATTATTTTCAGTAACAAAACTCGTGTGACTGAAAGAGAACTAAATAACTTTCTAACGTATGCTTCTGAAAATGATCATTCAAATAGCTTGATTGTTGTTACGCTATCTAAGCCTTCTGAAGCAGTACTTGCATTTCTACGGGACTACATTTCAAAGCCTGAAAATATGCTAGTTCAAATGTTCGAAATTCGTAAGCTTCAGTTTGATATTTCAAAACACAGAGATGTTCCGAAGCACCGTATTCTAAATCAAGAGGAACGAGCAGCACTCATGAAAGAATTCAATATTATGGATCCTCTTCAGTGTCCTCGCATTGACTCACAAGATCCTATGGCAAAATGGGTTGGTGCACGACCTGGTGACATGATTGAAGTAAAGGGCCTTGATGAAGCAGCTGCTTTTAATCCACGTCCTAGAATTTGTGTAGCAAATGTTTATGATCAATAAATACAAATGGATAGTCAGTTTACGACTTTAACTCGAAGTTACCATGATAACTATTTGCAGTATGCGTTAACTGGTAATCAGACATATCAAACTGCATACGAGAATGCTAAGGCTGGCCTTGATACGATTATTTCATCATTAGAATCTGAAGTGGCTGATCAAGAATCAACTATTTCAAATTTTTACAAGTCTGGTGTTGAAGGAAAAATGCGTGATCTGCGAAGTCAAGCAAAAGATGCAAGAGAAGAAATTGTTACACAAGGTGATAAAATTACAGCTGCTAAAATGAGACAAGTTCCAGTCGCACCAACACTACCTCAAGATTATACATCATACTATCTTGCTATTGGTGGGCTTACCGTTGCCATCATGGTACTAAATATGCTCTGAGTAGGTGTACTAAAAACAAGAAAAATAACAAAAATAATAAGAGCAATTAATCCAAATACATATAAATTATACATCCATTCGGCTTTGGTTAATGCTTCATCAGTCGTATTTCTAATTATTTTTAATGTTTCAAGTTTATCATTACTTTCTTTGATATCATGGTAATCTTTTTGGTACTTAATTAAATCATTGGTTAACTGATCAAGTGTCTTGGTATTAAATTTCTCAGACCCTTGGCTAATTGCAGATACAATTTCTTGTACAGCTGCAGCCATACTAGTATTCAAAGTTAATACATCTTGAATTAGACCTGGTTGTTTGGTAACATCTGGTTCATTAATAGCGGCTGTTAGTGCTGCCATATATTGAGATTTCAAAGAAGCATATTGCTTTTCAAAATCAGCGAGTTTTGAATTTCTCGAGTCTTGGAACTTTTTGACTTCCATTACAATTTATTACATACTAAATAAATGCCAACAGCTAAGGTATCATTTAATATGAAAAATGGTGTGCAGAAGGGACCTGGTACGGACGCGTCATTCATTACTACTATGCGTCGTCAACAGGCTCAGCTTGTAGGTGCTACACGTCTGAATAAGCCTAAAGATCAGTTTGCGGATCAGCCTAAACAACGAGGCGATGATGTGAATCCTATTCGTACGTTTATTCCCAAAAGTATATCCTTAAGTTTTTTGAAGACATATTAAATAACAGAGATGTCGGACTATCCGGCAGTAACACAACAGATTAATACAATTTTGCAAACACCGGAGCCAGCAGGCAATATGTTTTCAAAATCAGATCTCATTGCCCCATTGGATACACAGAGAGATGTTATCGTTGCGAATCTTAAAAATGATTATAATACACAGACCAATGTTATGACTGTAAATAAACAATTTACAGATGTTATTGGATTTTTTAAGAATTTGTTCAACGTTGACCGAAATACCATTAAAAAAAATAATACAGAAATTGGAGAACTTCAAGCTGATATTACAGATTCAAAATTAGACGTGGATAAACTCACTGCAACAACGCCAGTTGTTCAAAGTTTGATTGCATTGGTGGGTGCAGTTGTAGTACTATATCTATTCGGATCAGTATTAGGTTCTATAATTCATACAATTGCGTTTATCATTTTAGCTGTAGGTCTTTGGCATATAATTTCCACATTACCTAATAATGGGCAATCAGCCATCAGCTCCATCTCCTCCGCAATCTTCTCCCCCTTCTCCTCCACCTCCTATCGTTCCACCGCCATGTGATATGGATTGTCAAAGACAGAAACAGCTAGACGGCCTTAAGATAGCGTTAGACACAGCAACAGACAATAAGGATATAGATCCTGGAGCATATGAACAAGCTCGTATAGCATATTATACGTTGCTGAATGGTCAAGGTTGGTTAGCAGGAGAGAAAGATCGTATTGCAAAGCAAGAAATAGAACCAACCCTTACAGAGTATTCAACTCAGTTTAAATCTCTAAAAGATAAAAAGAAACAACAGTCTATTTTTGTAAACTTATCATCTGCTTTATCTGCACAAGAAAAAGAAGATGAAAGTGAAGTTAAGTTTTTAAATAGTGAAGTTGGAAAAGAAATTAATAACGCAGATATTCTTAATCGGTTAACACAACTAAAAACAGTATCAGAACCTCAACAAGATTGGTTACACTATTTATTATATGCGCTTGTTGGATTACTTGCAATATATGCAGTATACTTAGTCATAACCAAAGCTATAAAATATGTATATCCGCCTCAGTTTGGAGGTAAAAAATCAAAAACTTGAGTACCGCTAAGTGCTCTTATTTTTGGTATTACGCTACTCCTGTCTGCTAATAATACGATAACAATCTACATTGTTCCTCTTGTGTTTATCATTTGAATATCATCATATTCAAACGCTAACATACTGTTATATGTTAAACTTTCCTCATATGCACCTATCCTCGCATACTTATCATGATTGACTTAATCAACCTCTGTCACTAATTTTTGGTTAGCAATATCCACACTTTTTACAGTTGCAAATTATATATATCTAAGTTATTTCATTTGGTTGTATTAATCTAGTCTATATTGTCTTGCCCTTATAGAGCGACCTAATATAGTCGTAGATTAATGTCAAATCTTTCCTTGTATATATAGTTTACAACTGTATACTTATATGGAGTGTCCTTATAGAAATGTCTTTCTATACTGTGTGCACCTCCTTCCGCACAACAGCATGTTACACATTTGAAATCGTCCACTGCTATGTTTCTAATCTCGGTCTGTAACTCTATTTATTTATTTATCACTGTTTGGTAACAGCCATTCAATAATTGATAAATCCAAGCAGTCTGTTAACTGCTCTGCTATCAATTTATTTGACTTTTATAAATCCGTTTTGCTCAACGCAAAAACAAAAATTCACCCTAGTTTGTGAATTGTTGTATACAATGCTCCTCCTGCATTTGTACTGTATTACCTCTACGTAATCCCGTGTGCACATTACACCCTCATATGCCCCTCCCCGCACTATATTCTGTGATTTTCTTTAAACCTCCAGTCTCTTTCTTATGATCCTATAGCCGCTAAACTATGTTCCTATAAGATTCAATTTCCACTCGGCATACCTGTCGATATGCGTATAGTTGATCAAACTCTGAACAGTCTTTTAACTGTCTACTATCTCTTTTTTTTTAATTTTTATAATTCCGTTTTGCTAAATGAAAAATATAACCCAAAAATCTCATGTATGGGGAGCTGTCGGTGCTCACCGTTTTTTTGTTTTTAATGACAATCTAGATCGCTATCGCGTGAGCCTTCACCCACTCAACTAGCTTTTTCACCAGCGAAAGAGCCTCTAAGGCGTCGTTCGTTTTGTTGGTTGTAAAGTAACAGGTCCAATTGTCGCAGTCATCAAAATCGGTGTCGATCTCAAATCCATCCAAAACGAGGTGGTTGCAGCGATTCGGCTCAGCAGGGCCGCACTCGCAGTCTGGAAACAAACGTTTGTGTTCTCTGATGCGCTCCAGGTGGATGCCCCGCGCCTTACGGCACTCGGAGCAGTCTGATGGAATAACGTGCTTATCTGGAAGCCTAACGCTTATAATGCAGGTCCCCTCAACCGTTGAAACAATGCCGATCTTGACAATGTCGAACTTGGCGGCCATCTTTTTCTCGCTGTATCTAAGTTTGCTTGAAGTGGCTCTGAAAGAGTTACTTATGTTAGATTTGATGCGATTTGTTGTTACTTTCTGTTTAATCTAATTTTATACATTCCGTTTTGCGATCACAACCCTTTTCGCTAACCATAATATAATGGAAACAGCCTATATATTTTTAGCTGTACTCATCTTCTTGATGTACAGTGTCACCACATGGTATTCTTCGGTTGAAGGATTTGAAGATGGTGGTAGCGTAACATATGAAGATCCAGATGAAATGTATGATGATACATATGCCGCAATTTATGATGCTTTATGGCATTCAAAGGAGAAGAATGATTACGAACAAGTATCAATGCAAGATGTATCTTTAGCTGATTGGCCTATTGCAACTGTAAAAGTTCTTGATATGTGTTGTGGAACAGCTCCTCATGCATGTTGGTTTCGTAATCTAGGCGTTGAATACACAGGTGTTGATATCTCCGAAAGTATGTTAAAGAAAGCAAGAGAAGGATGCCCATCTGCTAAATTTATGAAAGGAGACATAACACAAATTCATCTATTTCCCCAAAAGTCAGTAAGTCACTGTATTCTTACAAATTTTTCAGCATACATGTTTGAAAATCCAAAAATTCTATCGGACAATGCATATGCATGGTTACAACCTGGTGGATTCTTTATAGTTCATCTTGTTGATCCTGATAAGTTTGATCCAGTTCTAAACTTAGCTAGTCCTTTTGCGGCTTTTTCGTTACAGAAGTATTCCTATGAGCGTCAAACTGATTCTTCAATTTATTTTGATAAGTTCAAGTATGTTGGTCGTTTTAACAAAAAGAAGGATGAAGATGATGTAACTTTTAGTGAAACATTAACTTATTATGATAAGGATCAAAACGATGGTAAGAAGTATCGCGAAAATAAACACCACTG